TCGGCGATGTAGACGTGCTTTCGCTTCCGGCCCTACCGGCCGGGACGAACAACATCGGCGATGTAGACGTGCTTTCGCTTCCGGCCCTACCGGCCGGGACGAACAACATCGGCGATGTAGACGTGCTTTCGCTTCCGGCCCTACCGGCCGGGACGAACAACATCGGCGATGTAGACGTGCTTTCGCTTCCGGCCCTACCGGCCGGGACGAACAACATCGGCGATGTAGACGTGCTTTCGCTTCCGGCCCTACCGGCCGGGACGAACAACATCGGCGATGTAGACGTGCTTTCGCTTCCGGCCCTACCGGCCGGGACGAACAACATCGGCGATGTAGACGTGCTGACCACACCAGCACGCAGCCGCACGTCCGACACCGTATCGGCGGCAATTGCTACCGACGCACTCATGAACAACATCACGGCGCTGACCCCAAAGTTTGCCGCCGTGGCTGCGGCCAGCAGTGGCGACAACACCTTGGTCGCCGCCGTCGCGTCGAAGAAGATCAGAGTTTTGGCAATGGCCGTCATCGCCGCAGGCGCGGTGTCGGCGTATTTCACCAGTGCTGCGGCGGGGACGGTGATCTTCGGCGGCAGCACGAACAAGATCGCCCTGGCCGCCAACGGCGGCTTCGTACTCCCATTCAATCCGGTTGGCTGGTTCGAGAACAGCAGCACGAATCAGGCCCTTGTGCTCAACCTCTCAAGCGCCGTCGCCGTCGCCGGCGGGCTAGTCTACGTCGAAGTATGACTGCCCATCTGCCTTTGCTTGGAGTCGGCAAGCCAGTAGCGGCCGCTGGGGGGCCGTTTGGCGGCCATGCGACGCTTGGCTCTAAAATCGTCGCTCACTGGAAACTCAACGAGTCAAGCGGACAGCGCGCCGACGCACACAGCGGCGCGTACCACCTTTCCGACAACAACACTGTTACCGCTGGCACAGGCAAGATTGGCGATGCAGCCCTGTTCGTGCGCGCGAATAGCGAGTATCTCCAGGGCCCCAACGGCGGCGCCTTCAACCCCACTGCTCCGTTTTCCTTCACCCTCTGGGCCAAATTCGTCTCGCTCCCGTCCGCCAACATGGGACTATTCGGCAAGTGGACGGCCGCACCTCAACTATCCTATCGCCTTTTCAGCTCCTCGACGAATTCGTTAACGTGGACGGGATCGTCGGACGGCTCAGCCACCACGCAGAAGGCGCATAGCGCAACGCTGACTACGGGTACATGGTATTTCTTGTATTGCTACTTCGATGGTAGCAATTTGGGCCTGTCAATCGACAACGGCACAGCCCAGACTACGGCGTTTTCTGGTTCGCCCTACGCCGGATCGGACTACTTCCGGCTTGGCCGCATGGCAGGCACTTATCTTGACGGCTACCTTGATTCAGTGAGCTTTTGGAACAACACGCTGAGCGCCGGAGAGCTAAGCGATCTGTACAACTCTGGTACTGGCCTGGACTATTGAATAACGGGCGGGCGCTTAGCAAGCGCCCGCCCGTTGTCTTCAGTCCTCGTCAAGCGTGTCAAAATCCCAAGTCGCCTCGACCGCTCGCGCCGCCTCTAGATTGCGCGCCAAACAGTCAAAAGCGTCGTTGGAATAGGCCGACACTTGACGCGCGTGCGCTATCAAGAACTCGCGATGATCCGGCATCAACAGCACTGTAGCAAGCTCGCCACTAGCCAGGCCCGCAACCACAGCGTTCATGCTCGTGTAACCGTGTCGCTGCGCCAATGTTCGCAGCAAAGCAAACAGATTGTTCATGGTATTGTTCCTTGTTGGGATGGGAAAGAGAGAAACGGTAAACGGGTCTAGGTATTGCGTGCGCAATCATCCCCTCTGGGTTTCGTTGCCCCAGGCGGGGACGCTCTCCCCGGCCAGCAGGCGGCCTAAGACGTACCGCGCCCATCGCTCCTGCTTCGATGGCACAAGCAACAACATGCCGTCATTGCGCATGGCCAACGGGTGGCTAGGGATATGCAGGCGGCGAAGCTCGGCTTGCACATCACGCACCGAGTAGGTGGCATTGGCGGGAATCCAGAGGCTGCGTAGGCCGTCACGATGGCGTAGAAGGCGCCACAGACGCCACAGCAGGCAGACAGCCGGATCTACCCAGTTGATGAGAGCGTTTAGGTCATTAGCGGTCGCTGCGAGGCTCTCAGGCTTGGCGTAGCTGCCGGGGCTGTGGGACTGCCACAGGAGGGAGGGGTCATAGCTACGTCGGGGGGCCCGGGTCCGGGGTTCTCTGTGTCGGGTCATGGGTGCAAATACCGCCAAGCAATGGACTTGTAAGACTCATACTCGTCGGGTCGCCCGTCTTTGATGGCCATTAGCCGGGCCAAGTGCGAGGGCGACTTGGGATTCCCGTTGGCGATGGCATCGGCCAAGAAGTCGTCCCAACGCCGTTCCCGTTCCTGCTCATAGATGGGGGATGGGGTGGCGTTCCTGGCAGGAACGGGAACGGCAGGAACGCTGCTTCTTGCTGGCAACATCGGTCTTTCAACTTTGGGGAATGACACCATGCGCCCGCTGTGAAAGGCGTAGGCCGTGCCTACTGACAACTTGTCCAGCCGGACGCCGGGGGGCAGACGCAACATCTCCCCCACATTGGCGCTATTCTGGAACAGGAACAGCGCCCCCATGTTGTGTCGGACGTGTGAATCAACAACGTCCGACTTCCCGAATTGCGTAATCCCCAACAGGCACACCCCCGGCTTTCGGCCTTCCCTGGCAATGTTCCGCAGCGCCACCCTCGCCCGCTGCGCTTCGCCCTGGCCCACCAGCCGCAAGCTGTCTAGCACGTCTTCCAATTCTTCCAGAAGTAGAACCAGGAACGGCGGCGGGTTCCCAAGCTGGGTGATATGCTGTACGTCTTCGGCCACTAGCATAGCCTGCCGCCGTCTCATTTCCTGCTCGGCCTCGCCCAGCACGTTGGCAATCTCGCGCACGTCGGCGGCCTGGCACTGGCTGCCCCAACTCACCCCGCCCGGCTCGGCAATCACAAATTCAGCCGGATAGCGGCGGCGGATGGCCTCAGCGATGGCGTAACCGGCTGTCGACTTGCCGCTGCCTGTGCGCCCCAGCAGGATGGTGTGAGGGCGACTCACCAGGTCAACGGCCCCATCAAAGCGCGCTGCTTCCACAGTGGCATCGATGATGCGGGGCGCGTCCCCTCCCCTCCCTGTGGCTGTCAGTGCAGTACCTTGCCCCAAGAGGGCACGCGCGACGCCTGCGGTCGGTCGCGCTGGCAAGGCGGCCATTGTCTGGGCGCCCGGCTCGTTCAAAACGCGCCACTCCCCCCCCTGCAAGACGGCGGGATACAGACCGTGCTCGCGATGGGGTGCAAGGCTCGCGCTGCGAATGACGACCAGGCGAACCACGGCGGCCCCCACCCCAGCTAACGTCAACAGAACGACACCTACCCCCCCCCAGAGCGCCACAGTCACGGCCCCAGCGCGTTCGTCGGCCTGCGCCGCCCATGCCTGCGCGCTGGCGGCGCGGGCGGCGGCGCGCGCATCCCTCGCCGCTCTTTCGCCCGCCGTGGGAAAGGCACTGTCGGCCAACACGAACGCCAGGCCAACAGCAATGACAACAAGCAAAACTGAAATAATGTTCTTCATGCTACAAACTGCGGTATAATGCCGGGTGTCTTGCTGGGGTCCCCCCGCCTCGTGGGCAGGTCCGGCCGGGCTGTGGGTAGCAGTCCCGGCCGGTGAGGGCGGGTGGGGCGGCGGGCGAACCAAAGAAGGATGACTACAGATACATCATCAGTGGTAGGTGATGCAGGTGCATTGACTCAAACTTAATTTATGAAGGCAAACGTCATGCTGTCTTGGGCCGCTTGGGGGGCGGCGTTACCCCTGCGTAACTGATCAACAATGAAACCCGACCGAAGATGGCCGCGGCGGTCGGGACGGCTGGCGTTCGTGGCCTCCACATAGTCCACCCAAGCGCTCACATCGTCCACCGTGAGCGCCTCCCCTGTAGCACCAAACCAACCCAGAACAATACTAAGATGGGACGTAGCCAAAATGCCTGCCTCGCTTAAGGCAGACGCAACATCAGCAGCAACGGGCGGCGTCGCGGGTCTTGTTGCTGCTGCTTGTTCCTGGTTCTTGTTCTTTGATTCTTGATCAATTCTTGTTGATCCAGTTTCACCATGAAACTGGGTAGTCCACTCATCGCGCGGCCCAGTTTCATGGTGAAACTGGGTAGCTTCACCATGAAACGAAAACTCACCTTGTCCAAACTCACCTTGTCCAACTACCGTAACCCGTTCAGGCGCGTGAAAGCGAGATTGAAGCGACCGCCAACCGTTCAGACGCTCCAATATCTGACGTTGGAAACCGTTATTGAATCCCCTTTGAACCTTGTCAGTAATCGCGCTAATCCCCGCCTCGCTAAGAGGCTGCACGTCCAGCAAATAGTAAACATTAGTGCGGCGTCCACCGCCAGACACCACCTTCACCAGTCCAACAAGCTCTAGCAGCCGCCTGTAGGCCCACACGGTGGACCGGCTCCAGCCAGTATGCTCGCAGAGCAAGCCATACCCCGGCCGGGCCATCTCCACCTTGTCTGACGCGAGTCGACAGAGCAGAGAATAGAGCGTAAGCCCCTTGTCGCCAATGATCGGCAGATAGTGATCAATGATCAGATTGTCGGCAACGTAGAAGCGACGGCGGCGGCGGTCGCGTACTACGATCAAGTCGTCATGCTTGTCGCTCATGCGATCATCTCCAGGCACTTAGTGCAATAGCCCATGGCGAAATCGTGCCCCCCCTCAATCCTGCGCTCAACCGCTGGTCGGCCACACTCGCACCAGCCAAGCGCGCTATCACAGCCCCAAAGCCGCGGCGGGCGGAGCAGCCCATGCCGCCTCTGGTAGCGGTAGCACGCCTCACAAACCCCGTCTCTACGCTTGTTGACAGACAACGGAGCTTTGCAATTTTTACATTCGCGGGGCCGCTCGAACAGGCGCGGCGGGCGGGGCTGGCCGTGGTGACGGTGACGGTACAACACGCAGGCGAAACAGAGGCCGCCTCGGCGGGCGATACCTCCGCAATGGCAAAAGCTGATTGTGCGCGCTGTGTCCCATTGAGAGCGGGGGCGCGGGCAACCGTGCCGCATCTCATATTTGTAGCAGCGTAGGCACAAGCCCCTACACTCAGCGGGCCGCTTGTCGCAGTTGCTACACCAGCTTATCTCATAACGGGCGTTCATGGGAGTAGCGCTCCCGAAGCGAGGAGCAGGGCGCAGAACATCAGGCCCAAGCCAACACAGCCAACGACCAGTAGTCGGAGCGCCAGCCGACGTTGGCGCTCTAGCTCAGCCATGCGGCCGCGCACGAAATCAGGATCAAACTCAAGGGAAGACTTCCTGCTCATGCTCGCCTCCACACCCTATTTCACGCCAAACGCCTACACGATTTTTCGGATTTTCAACAGTGGGCACTACAGCGCGGCTGCCTTCCGCGCGCTGCGCATCCACCCACGCCACGAGGGCCTGCTCAGGCACCCGCAACCAGCCGCCACGCATCCCACCCACGCCACGCCCGCCAATCACACCCGGCAAACTACTCATCACCCGATACAACGTGCTTGCACCCGGGCGCCAACGCAGTTGGGACTCGATGTAGTCGGCAACTTCTTGCCGCCGCATCAAACCGCTAGTCATTCTTCAATCTCCTGAGTGAAAGGTAAGGGAAAAAGCTAGACCAATAATACCACATCCACCAATAGATTGTCAAATCTTCGCACCAACCTGCGCGGCGCCGTCACGCATTGCGCAGGGTCGCCTTTCCAGCGCACTACCTCAAGCGTTAGGTGAGGCAGCAGGCCATCCCAGTTCCGAACGACATACCAGCCGCAGCCAGATCTTCGCACCAACCTGCGCGGCGCCGTCACGCATTGCGCAGGGTCGCCTTTCCAGCGCACTACCTCAAGCGTTAGGTGAGGCAGCAGGCCATCTTGCCCAAAGACCGGGGCGGGCTACGGGGGGCAATAATCAGATCGCCAAGCAAAGTTGCACGCGGCCCCCCTTCGCTCCCCCCCTACTCACGCCACATAAACCTTGACGCACGTCAGCGGAAAAACTGCATCCCCCCCCTCCCGTCTTTGACCAGTGTAGCAGGCACCCCAGGGATGCAAGCTATCTGATAAAACCCACTCCGCCACTGCCAGGAACGACTAGACTTTAATCTCAAGCAAACGCTGATCGGGAAACGACAACCAGCCTTCAAACTCCAAGCGTGTTCACGCCACACCTACGGCACTGTTCTAACCTCAGTCAGCGCTCCTACTTCTTCCCCACCGGCGGTTCTAGCTCGATCGTGGCTGCGTTCGAGTGTCGCCGAAATCAACCCGCTTGCATCCCTGGGGACCCCGCCTGCTGCGCCCGAAACATCCGGGGGGTGGTGTCCTCCGGCTGCGGGTTAGGCGGAGCGTGCTGTGGGGGGGGTCTACGGGTGGGGTGGCCCGCAAACCGGTGGGGGCGGGTTTGGGCGGGGGGGGCGCGCCTCGCTGGGGCCGCTGGGGCCGCTGGGGCCGCTGGGACCGCTGGTCTTTTCTAATCGGCCTTTAATCTCCCTTTCATGTTCCTTTAATGTTAGGGTGCTATCATGGTCTTAGTGGTTCTTCGAATCTTGTTCTGCTTCCTGTTAGGTGTCCCATGCGTCCTTCTGCCTTTGTTCGTTCCCTGGCTTTTTCCGCCGCCTTCCCTGCCGGCGGCCTGGTCGCTGTTCAACTGCGCCTGTCTGACCGTGCCCCGTTGGGCCACGTCGCCGTCTTCGCCTTCCGCTCGCTGGTCGGCTGTCGGCGCTTTGGCGGCTCGGCGGCTCGGCGTCTCGGCGTCTCCGTCCGCGTGCGCGGTTGTGCTGGGTGCTGGCTTGTCAGCGTGCCCGTGCCTGGTTCTATCTCCAGTCGCGCCTTTGCCGCCTCGCCGGGCGCCGGCTCCCTGGTGTTCTTGTCGTCCTTTTCCGGCTCAGGGCTTGTCCGCCTCCAGCGCGCGCTAGCTTGGTCCGGTCTATCTTCGCTTTAGTCACATGCACCCTTTCTCTGCCGTCCCTTTGCCCTTTTTCGGTTACCGCCGCCTCCAGGCTGCTCGCGTTGCACCCGCCGTTTCGGCGTTTTTGGGCGCCGCCGCCGCGGCCGGCTGCGTGCCAGCGGCCGGCTGTGCTGGTGGCGTCTCTGCCGCCTTGCGGTGGCTTGCGCCCGCCTTCGGCTTGAAACCGATCTGGTTTGCGCCACCTTCTTCTGCTCCCTCCGCCCTCGTGGCCCGCAGTGTGGCCCTTGTTCGCTTCGCTGCTTCCGTCCCTGGCCCCGCCCGCGCGCCCGTCCCCGCCCGCGCGATTGGCTTCGTTTCGGGCGCTTGCCCGGGCGGGATAAGTCCCGCGGCTTCCTGGCGCTCTGGAATAGTGCCATCTGGCACCTGGTCAGAATTAGCTCTGTCGTTCGGCCTGGGTCTCTCGCTTTGTGTCGTCTGGTGCACCCCCGACCCCGTCGCTCTGCCGGCGTGGGGCGCTTGGCAGCCTTGCCCGCTCACGCTTCCCCTTCCCGCTTTTGTCCTTTCGCCCCCCCCTCAACTCTCACTCGGAGAAAACCACATGATCGACCTAACCCACATCCCGCCCCTCCTCGCCGCGCGCATCAAAAAGGCCGAAGACATCGCCAACAGCCCGGGGCAAATCATCATGAGCGCATCGGGGCACTACGTACACTCCCAATCCATGGAGGGCAAGACCTATTACGTGGACCGATGGACAGGCTGCAACTGTCCCGACGCGCTCGCGAGGACTAATTTACTGATAGGAACTGAAGGACCCCGACCAGCGTGCAAGCACCAAATGGCCGTGTGGATTGCCTCTAATTGGACGCCGCGCCCAATGCCCTACCCATCGCATCGCCCGCCAACGCAGGGAGCCCCGGAAGGAGTGCAACCATGAGCGCACAGAGCTACACAACGACGTATTATCGTTTGACTTGTGACCGTTGCGGAGCACTGGGCCCCAGAGGCACCGTTGAAATGGTCGCCATCGCCGCCGCCGCCGACGAAGACTGGCAGAGGTTCACCCGCTGGACAGGCATACGGTACGTAACAGACGACCTGTGCCCTGCCTGCTTCCCTGACTGGGAAAGGGAACAAGAGGAGAGGCACCAATGAGTAACCAGCAGCCCCGACCCCGCACCGTGTCAGACCTTTTCCCCCGCGAACACTTGATCGCCGAGGATTTAGGAGGAAGGCCGCACATCGTCACCGTCGCTGCTTGGGACGTGCAGTGCTTCCACCTTCCAACTGGCGACCAAAAGAAGCCGATCCTTCGCTTCCAGGGCGCCAAAAAATTCCTAATCCTGAACAAGACAAACGCGGAGACCATGATCCGCTTAACTGGTTCCGAGGTTCTTGATAGCTGGATTGGCGCCCGCGTACAGCTAGTACCAAGCACGATCAACGGGAAAGAGACAATCATAATCCACGCCGCGCCGCCCGCCCCTGCCCCTGCCCCTGCCCCTACCCCTGCCCCTACTGCCTGAAACCCACACCCGCCCGCCTGCTATCGTCTCGGAGGGGACGATAGCAGGCAAGGAGATTACCCCATGACTGCTACACGTACCGCCTGGTTTGCCAACTGCGCAAACCCGGAAGAAATCAAGAAGCACTTCCGAACCCTGGCCATGCAACACCACCCCGACCGCGGCGGAGACACCGAGACAATGCGCCTGATCATCGAAGCGTATCACGCAGCGCTTAAAGCCAAAGACGGTTGGACCGCACCCTACGCCGACAATCCCAAGCGAACCTATCGCTACCGGTACGATGCAAACATCGAACAAAATTTGCTGGACAAGATAAACGCCCTCCTGGCCCTGCGCATGGCCGGGGTCGAAATCTGGCTAATCGGGCGATGGGTTTGGGCCAACGGAGACACCAAACCCCACCGGGAGGCGCTAAAAGCGCTAGGATTCACCTGGCATCACACACGCAAGGCGTGGTACCTTGCCGGCGTACCGTCCGGCTACAACAGCAACGCCGACTTTGACGCCCTGGCCGCCAAATACGGTATGAAAGAATGGAAGATCCACGAAGACCCCGACCCCTCACCTGCCCGCCACTCCATCGCCTGACAGGAGGCACGAACGCGTTTGGGAAAACCATCCTGTCAGTCGTCAATCTCGATCTATAACCCACCACCGCCCACCCAGGCCCGCGCCCCGCAAGGCGCGGGCTTTTTTTTTCTTGGGTTTAGTGCTATACTGTAGCGCGTGGTACACACTGCGATCCACCTCATACCCACCCAATGGCACGCAACCCCAACCCACCCAGGCCCGCGCCCCGCAAGGCGCGGGCTTTTTTTTTCTTGGGTTTAGTGCTATACTGTAGCGCGTGGTACACACTGCGATCCACCTCATACCCACCCAATGGCACGCAACCCCAACAAGCAGCCCTGCGAACGAAACGGCTGCAAGAACTACGCCCAGCGCGGCAGCAGCTACTGTCGCAGCCACGCGCCCAATGCGCCACCCCCCAACGCCCGGGGGGCGGAGGCAGCCAACGCCAACGCCCAACGTCACGGGCTTTACAGTCACTTTTTCCACCCCGACGACCTAGAGGCGCTTGCGGCTGTCTCCGCCGATTCTGGGTTAGACGACGAGATAGCATTAACGCGGGTAGCTATCCGCCGACTGGCCGAGTACATAGAAAATGCAGGCACCACGGACGAGGCGATCAGCCTCGCTCAGGCCCTTTTCGCCGGAGCTGGACGCGTGGCAGGTCTGCTAAAGACACAGCGATCGCTGACCGGTCAAGCCGCCGATGGGATCGCTGGGGCCATCGGCCAGGCCCTCGATGAGTTAGGCGCCGAATGGGGGACACAGCTATGAATGGACCAGGGGAGCGGCGATTGCGACGGTCGATCAAGCGCATCACGCGGCCAACATGGCTGGTCGACCGAATCAAAGCACTGCACCAACAGCGCGACGCACTACACGCCAACAAGAACCAACTCGAACTGCAAAAAATCCTCCACGGTCTGGACATCCCCATCCAGATCTTGAACAGTCTCGAGTGTGCTCAAGACGAAATTGATCGCATCGACGAAGAACTCGACGTACTCACGCGCGGTTGGGACGCCATCGTCGACAACGCCGAACACTACCAGGCCCAATGACTTGCGTCGCCACCCGCGCCGCAAAGGCCATACTGTCCGACATTGATCCATTTTCGCGCTACGTCCTGCACCGTCCACTGCGCCAGTACCAGCTAGAACCAGCGCGAGCAATCCTGCAATCAATCTTGCACGGCGAAGGCGAAACGTTTGCCGTGATGATGAGTCGCCAGGCCGGAAAAAACGAGCTTTCAGCGCAAATCGAAGCTTACCTACTCAACATATTTCAACGCACCCCCGGCCAGCTGGTGAAAGCAGCCCCGACCTTCAAGCCGCAGGCCATGAATAGTCTAATGCGATTGCAGGAACGGTTAAACAACCCGTGGAACGCCCGCGCCGCCCGCCGCGTGGAAAACTACATGATCCAGCTTGGCGCCGCCCGCGCCCTTTTCTTCAGCGCCTCCGCAGAAGCGAACGTTGTCGGAGCCACGGCAAGCATTTTGCTTGAAGCCGACGAGGCGCAGGATATCGCCCCCACCAAGTGGTTGAAAGACTTTCTGCCCATGGTCGCAAGCAGCAACGCCACAAGAGTCTACTGGGGCACGGCCTGGAGCAATAAGACCCTTCTGGCGCAGGTGATCGCCGGCCTTCGACAGAAGGAGGCGAAGGACGGCAAGAAACGCGTGTTCCTTGCCGACTGGCAGACAGTCGCCGCCGAAGTGCCGAAGTATGGAGAATACGTCAGCGCCGAAATCCAGCGGCTTGGACCCACTCACCCTCTGATCCGCACCCAATACAAGCTAGAGACGATTGACGACTCCGGCGGCATGTTTACCGCCGCCCGCCAAGCCCTGATGCACGGCCAACACGAACGCCAGCGCAACCCCACCCCCGGGCACGCCTACGCCCTGCTAATCGATGTAGCCGGAGGCGATGAATCCGCCGCCTCCCGTCCGATCGGCCACGTCGATCAGACCGAAACCAAGCGCGACGCAACCGGCATCACCATTGTCGAAATCAACTACGACGGCCCCCGACCCGTCTACCTCGTACGCGACCGATGGCGCCGCCTTGGCGTACGCCAAGCCGCCCTAATGGAGCAGATCCCCGCCCTGATCGAACACTGGCAGCCCAGCCAGGTCTTGATCGACGCAACCGGAATCGGCGCCGGGCTTGCTTCCCACTTGGTCGATCTCTACGGGCACCTGATCGCGACCATCACCTTCACGGCCAAGCTCAAGGCTGAGCTTGGATGGGGATTTATCGGACTAATCGAGAGTGGACGCTACAAGGAGTACATCAACGACGAGGCCGAAGACACGCGCCAATTCTGGTATGAGGTCGGCGCGTGCGCGTTCGAGTCCACATCACACGAACGCCTGAAATGGGGGGTCTGGGAGGCGCCGTCTTACGACGGCCTGATCGCCACCGGTCATGACGACCTGCTGATCTCCGCCTCGCTCGCCGCCCTCCTCGACACCGCCTACACCGGCCCCGCCGAATCTATAATCATCCCCACTATCGATCCACTGGCGCGACATACGTCATGGTAGATCTACCCTGGCATCTCCGAATACTCAAACGTATCGATCCGCAAACACGCAAGCTGCTAGAATCGATCAGCTCGCGCGGCGTACGTGATGAACCCGGATGGATGCAACGTGCCGGCGGCCGACGATGGGACAATGACGAACGCGCGCAGAACCAACTCGACGCCCTCACCGCCTGGCGCAAATCGCCCATCGCCCGCCGCATCGTCTCGCTGACGACCGATTACGTCATCGGCGATGCCATCACGCTCCGCAGCACTTACAAGCCCTTACAAGCCTTTATCACAGATTTTTGGAACCATCCCTCCAATCACCTCGAACTGCGCCTGCCCGACATCTCAGATGAGATCACCCGCTCGGGTGAACTCTTTCCCGTGCTTCATCTCCAACCCGACGGCCTAAGCCTGATCCGTTTCGTCCCCGCCGCCGACATCCTGTCGATAACATGGAAGCCGGGCGACTACGAAACCGAACTCACGTACACCGAACGCGCCGAGATCGCCGCCGAACCCACCACCTGGCACAGCCCCACCAACGCCCCCGACGCGACCGCCTGGATGCTCCACTATGCGATCAATCGGCCCATAGGAGCGCTCAGAGGCGAGTCGGACCTTGCCCCGATCATAATCTGGCTCAAGAGATATTCCGGCTGGCTAGAAGACCGCGCGCGACTGAATTGGGCGGCGCGCGCGTTCTTGTGGCTAGTCACGGTACCCACGAACAAGATCGAGAGCAAGCGCGCACAATACGCCGTCGCTCCAGAGCCTGGATCCGTCATAGTGAAGGACGAGGGCGAATCGTGGGAAATGATCACGCCCGCGCTGGCCGCTCGCGACGCCAGCGCGGACGGAAAAGCCATGCGCTACATGATCGCGGCTGGAGCGGGAGTCCCGCTCCACATGCTCGGCGAAGCCGAAGGAACCAACCTAGCCACAGCACAGGCGCAGGAAGACCCGACCCTGCGGCACTATCGCCGACGCCAACTCTATCTCTCCTGGATGTTGAAAGACATCGTAATCATTGCTTACAACAGATGGCGCCTGTATCGCTCCTACTCACACCGCCCCCGGATCTGCTCCCACGCCGACATAGAAGCGCAGACCCAAGACATCAACCGCAACGATAACGCCATGCTTGCAAGCTCAGCCAGAGATATTGTCGCCATGCTCGGTGGACTGCGCGACCAGCTAAGCAGCGCCGGTATCCAGCCCTCGGACGAACTCAACAAGCGCACCATCGATCTAGCATTCCGCTTTGCCGGCGAAATCCTGTCCAGCGAAGAGATTATCGCCATTCTTGGAGGCAATCTTGATTGACAGATGGATCAGTCGATCCGACCTCAGCACCTGCGACGAGTGCGCCGCCCTGCACGGGCAGACCTGGCCCGCCGATAGCGACCACCCGCGCCCGCCCCCGCCCCTACACGAAAACTGCCGTTGCAAGATCGTGCAAGAGAACAACGAGGACCACACCATGAGCCACGCCCACCGCCTTGCAACCCGCGTCACCCTTACCCGGCAAGCTGATCGCTCCTATGCCGCTACCCTAATTGAGGCCGGAGAGCTGAGAGGCCACGGACTGATGATCAGAGCTGAGACGTTAGCCGCAGCCCTGCCCAAATTTGGCAATCTCAATTGCCTGCTGAATCACGCCGACATTTTTAGATCGCACGTCCAAGACCTGGTCGGAGTCTGGACAGTCATACACTTTGACGGCCAACGGATCCTTGGCCAGCTCACCACCAAACCCACCCCGGCCGGCGATATCGCAACCCGCCTACTCGATGCCCTCATCGCCGACGCCGAACATGGGCGCCCGTCACTTGATGTTGGCGTCTCGCTTGACTGCTGGATCTCCGTTGCTAACGGAAACGACGGCCTACGCGAGATTACAGCCATTCACCACATAAGCTCCGCCGATCTGGTTTTCCAGCCCGCATCAGACGGCGCTCGCTTTACTCACATCTTGGCCAAGGCCGGCATCCTTCCGGCCCCCACCCCCACGGAGGACAACATGACAATCCAAACAGCGGCCCAACCCAACGAATACCTACAAGCCCTTGCCCAAGCGACCCTGACCGCAAAGCTGACGGCTAGCAATCTCCCATCGCCCGCCGCCGAAATGATTCAAAAGCGTTTCGAGGGGCAGTCACCCTCCATCGACGAGATTGATAGCGCCATCGCCGACCAGCAACGTCTAGTCGCTTCACTCCAACCTATCATCAACGGACACAAGCCAAGCGCCCATATCACCATGCGCACCCCCGACCAGGACGCCCAAGACATCATGGATTGGATGTTCGGCGTCAAGGGTGCGACCCTGCCAGATTACAACATGCGCAGGCCGTCCGACTTCTACCGGGCGCTGACGGGTGACATCGAATGGCGCGGGCAATACAACCAGAGCCACGCCCGCTTTGCCAGCGCCACAACTACCAACCTAGCCGACCTCGCCGCAAACGCTATGAACAAAGTCCTGGTAGAGACATGGCCGGCACTGGTGGCCTATAGATGGTACGAACGCCTAGTAACCATCACCCCTAATGATGGATCGGTGCAGGCCATGAGTTGGGTCACCTTCGGGGGGCTCGCCAACCTCCCCGCTGTCGCCGAGGGCGCAGCATACACTGAAGCCACGGTTGGAGATGTAGCTGAAACAGACGCTTTTGCCAAGTACGGCGCCTATGTCGGCGTGACGGAAGAAATGTTCCGCAACGACAGCCTAGCCAAGATGCAAGCCATACCCAGAGCGCTAGCCGTCGCCGCCGTCCGTACGCGCAGTGCCAAATTCGCCGCCATCTTCACCACCGCCAGCGGCACCGGCCCAACTTTGGATCAAGACTCTACTGCATTGTTCCATTCCAACCACAGCAACGTAGCGACTACCGCGCTGAGCGCGGCCGCTTGGGAAGCAGCCCGGCTGGAGTGCTACAAGCACACCGAGATCAACAGCTCGAAGCGCTTGGGTATCTTCCCCAAATTCTGCCTTGTTCCCGCCGATCTGTACGACGACGCGCTTATCTTCTTCGGCTACGGCGCGGGCGGCGGCGGCTATCCTGGAACGGCCAACAACGACACCAACCCGTACGGGGTAGGCCGTGAAGTTTGGGACCCCCGGCCCGAACCCATCGCCGTTCCTGACTGGACAGACGCAAATGATTGGGCCTACCTGGTAGACCCGGCCCTTCACCCCGTGCTGATGATCTCCTACGCGCAGGCGCCAGGAGGCGGGCAACACGCAATGCCCGAGATCTTCAGCGTTACCAGCCCCCAAGCCGGTCTCGTCTTCTCCAATGACACGCTTCCCGTCAAAGTCCGAGACTGGTACGCATACGGCATCACCGGCTATCGCGGCGTTGGCAAGCGCAACGTCACCTAATCGCCAATCAGCCCATCCCAGAGCTAAGGAGCATAACCATGCAAGGCACACGTTTTACCGTTTCTGTACACATCCACGGCACGCTTGCCGCCAACGCCAGCGGCGAATTCAGGCTGCCGTGCGACGCGGCGCTAGTTCACGTTTCGCTATCCAACAGCGCCGCCACCGACGCCATCCTTGATCTAGGCACGTCGGCCGACCCTGACGGCATCCTCGCCGACGCCGCCGTCGGCGACAGCCACACCCCCAACATCTTCGAAGCCACGGATTGGACCGGCGCTCTCGCCACAGCCGGCTCACCCTACCACATGATCAAGGGAACCACCATCGATTGGGACTTAGACTTCGACGGTTCGAGCGGCACGGCCGCGGCTAACTTCATGATGGTGCTAACCTTCACCGAAGGATGAGGATCATCATGGAACAGTACGACGACCTTCTGAGCGGCAGTTGGGATATCGTTGCTGCTATCCGCCACCTTGCGGCCCGGATCACTGACCTTGAACGGGAAATGATCCGGCTGCAAGGCCAACAGCCCCGGCAGCCCGAACCCAACGCCAAGCAAGCGCGGCGCGCCGCGCCTAAAGAACAGCCATGAGTAAAGACATGCAAGCCAAGCTGATCAGCATCCTGCTGACAGCCGTGATCGCTATCCTGACCGCGTTCGGCTATCAGATCATCATTGTTCAGCCGCAGATCGCCGCGCTCCAAACGCAGGTGATTACTGGCTGTTCGGATCACCAGTAACCGTTTCTAGAAAACATGGCCGCCCACTCCGTCTTGCGCGCAACAATACGACTGACCCTCGCGTCTACATCGGACTGGCCCGACGCCACGCTCGACAAGTGGATAGCCGAGGCGACGCGCTTTTACTCCGCTCAGTTCCCACGCCAGCAGCGCCACACGCTCGCGCTTACCACCGGCACGCAAGCCTACGCGCTCCCAGGCGGACATGACACCCCAGAAATACTGACGGTCGAATACCCGACCGGCGAAACGCCGCAATCATTCCTACGATTGCGGCGGGAGGATTCCCAAGCCTTTGCCAACGCCGATCCTGTCTATGCGCTCCGACCCATCGCCGATACGACCGCCGCCAACTCCGACACAGTCGCCATGCTCATCGTCTTCGCCGAGACCGTCACCACTGGCGAATACGCCGCCATCGACTACAACACCCTACACCGCATTGCCAGCGCCGACACCGACATCGTAACGATCCCAGCTCAACACTGGGAAGCCCTCCAGGCATTCTGCCTATTCCGCGCCTACGTCGAACTGGAGGCAGACGAAGCGATCACGGTCGATAGCTCGAATATTTCGATCGTGCTCGCTCAACTCGGCCAGGCGACCCGCTCGGCCTGGTTTCGCTACAAAAACGTAATCGATCGTCTGACAATGCTCGAACTCGGACGATCAATAGCCGCTACTTGGCAATACAACCCCTCTTGGCCATGACAAAACGTTGGAGTGACCCAAAAGAGGCGAAGGAAGAACTACACCTGCTGTCGTACACAGCCGATGTAACGGGACAGTTGCGAATCATCAAGATTCCAGTCATGATCGCTTCTGACTCCTACCTCTGGGCCGAGGAATTGGACGGAACAGAAGCTTGGCGTCTCGGCCAATACGGTCTCATTCTGGCAGAAAAAGACGTAGACAATCCACGTTACAACTCCATAGAGTGGCGGCGAAACAGCGCCGCACTAACGGTCGCTGAGATTTTGGAATACTCCGACACGTCCGACACCTGGCTCGTACTACGACTGGCAGGCCAAATCGACCAGCCGACCGCCGTCGGCGGCATCATCCTGCACGCACGCGCAACAAACGAAGCCAACGCCGACCCAAACGACAGTTCCGCTGCGATCCAAATCGTTGGCAGTTACGGCGCCAACCCACAAATTCTCCTACGATTCCAAGCAAATCTGGGCGAGACGGGTACACCATTTGAGGCGATCTACGATATTGCCGCGCACGCGCCCAAACTGGCCTTCTTTGGCGCCACACCAGCCGCTAAAGCCTCGAACACGGCCGACCTCAAAGACGCCCTGGTCGCCTACGGCCTCATCGTCGATGGAGCTGCTACCCCCCTCAACCTCGACGGCGCCAAACTCAGCGCTGGACTCCTCAACCTCCCCGAAAGCGCGCCTGGCGCGCCGACAAACGGCGATTTTTGGGTTGAGACAGCACCAACCGTCGTTGATCTTTTTGCGGGTATGCCATGGATGCCCGACATTGACTCGCCATCGTCGCCGACGCTCCGCTATCGAAGCGCCGGAAGCACCTACCAAGTACAACTAACACCCGTTTAACATGGCAGACAACTACACCAAATCATCATCTTCAACCTTTGCCTCTGACGACGTAGGCGGCGTCCACTATCCGATCGTCAAGCTCGCCGAGGGCGCGGCAGACGCGGCAACGCTGGTGAGCGACAGTAACCCTCTGCCAGTAGACGTGCTTTCGCTTCCGGCCCTACCGGCCGGGACGAACAACATCGGCGATGTAGACGTGCTTTCGCTTCCGGCCCTACCGGCCGGGACGAACAACATCGGCGATGTAG